AAATTAGATTGTCAACTATTTTCTTGAGGTTTCTTTTTTCTGGTAATTAATTTTTTAATAATCGGCTTTACAGCGTTCAAAATTATGGGCGATGATGCCGCCACAAATCCGATCACAGCGGTTGATATTATTGTCGATACTTCAGGAATATAAGACTCTTGAAATTTAACTGGTTCCCAGATAATAATACATTCATTATTTTCATTTAATTCAAAGGCTTTTACTTTTTCCAATTTTTTAGAATTGGCATACGAACCAACGCGCAAGGGTTGTTTTGGGTCGGGACAAGGCGGAATTATAATAATCTCTTTTTCTTTATTTTTTGGAATTTCTGGCGGTTTTGTTTCTGGCGGTTTTGGTGTTTCAGCTTTTGGCTTTTCCTTTTCCTCTACAATTTGCAACTGATTAGGATTATATTGAATTGGAATATAAGAAGGCATCTTTCCATTTGGGCAACTATAAAAAGCGCCGTTTGGGTCGTCTTCTATTATCTGTGTATTTTTTATTGAACTATCTCGATGTGTTTTGACACATCCAAGAATATCGATTGTCGGCGGGGCTACATTTAAAACATTTGATGGCGGTATATATGAATTAATATTTATTGTCGAAATATCTGGAATTTTTATTTGTTTTATTTCCAATTATTTCATAGGTAAAGGAATCGAACCGCCTGTTGTTTTTGGTATTTGTTTATCAAGCATTTTAGGCATCATTTGTTGCACATTTGCCAAAACTTCATTCATCATGCGATTTTTAAATTGTGGCGAAGTGACGTATTTATAACCGAAGTAACCGCCACCCAACATTGACGCGCTGATTATAAAACTTAAAATAGATAATATCTGTGAAATTTTTGCCATGAAAGAAGCCTTTACCCGTGCGTTAGTACCTGTAACAATTATAACTTTTTGCGGAATCTGTGCATTAGCTCCACTTTATGTTGGGCTGTCAATAATTTCTACCAAGGTACACCGACAGCAGTAGTTGGTGTTAATACTTCATTTACGGCAGCTTCAAGTTCTGTTTCTATTTCTGCAACTTGATCTCCTAATGCAGTTTTTACCCAACCTAAAACAGTTGCAGCATCTAATTTTGCAAATTCAACAAAATCACTTGGCAAAGAACTAGGCTTTGTAAAAATTACCTGTCCAGTTTTTCTTGATTTTTCTGCATCATTAGAAATGCCTTTTACTCTATAAATAACCTTTGTAACATAACCATCTGAAACATCACGTTCCATTGTATTAACTTCCCATGTTTTAGTAATTGCCATGACTTTTTTTTACTTTAATTAGATTCTACTTTGTTATTGGCATTAATCAATTTTTCTAACTTTTCTACACCACCTTGATCTTTTATTATCTGTCCTACAATTAGGTTTCTGTCTTGCTGTAGTTTATTAATTTTTTGTTGTGCTTCTTGCTTAATTTGTTCAATATCTTTGTCTAATACTTCTATTTTTTTTGTATTAAACTCAATAGATTCTTTTGTTTCTTTAATAAGTTCTTCAGGTGTCATAATAAAAATGCTTGTTAACCAAGTATATTAGGCAGCCTCTAATACTGCAACTTTAGCTGAAAGTTCTTGTACTGCCTTAATTAAGTGAGGAATTACTCGCTTATATTCAATAAATAATAAATCATCTTTTTCAGCATTTACTAAATTTGGATCTACTTTTTGCCATTCCTGTGCAATACCACCTGTTCTGACAGTCGTTGAATCCTCTGCATATTCTGGGGTATAAGTAAAATCAACAATTCTTAATTTAAGAATATCATCAAGTCCTTTTGCAGTATCCACTACATTATTTTTTACACGTTCATCTGATGCAGAGGTAAGGTCAATCGTACCAAATCCATAAAATAAAGTTGTCTGACCATTACCAGCATTACCATCAACATTTATTGAGTTATTAGCAGCAGTAGAACCAACTCCAATTTTTCCACTTACAGCAATGCCCGAATTGGTAGTTTCCATCTTCTTTGTTCCATCATAGTTGATCTCCACAGCCCCAGTTCCACCATCGACCAAAAATTGAGTTGTTGTTGTATTTTTATCGTCACTAATTTTTTGTATTTGAAAATTACCAGACCCATTTCTTAATCTATGATTCGTGGTAGAAGTTTCCATGAAATCAATATGACAAGATGTATGCGCTATTTCTAAAAGACCACCGTCGATTTTCACACCTTCGGATGTTGTCTCCAAAGTTTTAGTTCCACTATGGTATAACTCGACAGCACCTGAACCACCATCAACTAAAAACTGAAGTGTTGTTGAACTTTTATCATCACTTATTTTTTGTATTTGAAAATTACCCGAACTATTTATTAATCTATGGTTCGTGGTAGAAGTTTCCATCAAGTCAATAATACAGGATGTGTCTGCTATTTCTAAAGTAGAATCATGTATTTTAATTCCATCGGCTTGTGTGTCTAGCTTTAAATTGCCATTGTAGTAAAGCTCAACGCTCCCGTCTTCGGTTGCGTGCAATAAAGCCTCATCTGAAGCGGCATTATTAATATTAATCTTACTTGTTTGTAATATTAAATTACCAGTTCCAGTGTCAGCAATGATCGAGTTGGAGCCATTGTGAAAGATTTCGAGATCTCCACCAGCCCCGAAAGTTGCTTTTGCATTATCCGCAAACTCAAGGGCATTATCTGACCTATCAAAAACAATATCTCTTCCAGCAGTAGCACCATCAAAAGTTACATCTTCTTTGAAAGTACTTGCTGACTCTACATCAATACCACCAGCCAAAGTAAAAAGTTTAATCCAAGCGTTATTGCTTGAATTTCTTATCTTCATAACTGCAGTATTTGTATCAGCCCACCATTGATATGCAACCGTAGTTGCTGGACTTGAAGAATTATCGTTATTTGATTGAATTGCAGCAAGGGCATTATTTAGGTCAGTACGAAATGCAGCCCCAGATTGGTTCGCAATATTATAGTCATGTGTTGCCATTACTTAATCCTTTTTGTATAAGTATATGATAGTGTATAACTTAAATATAAACATATTTAACCTCCCTTACCAAACCCGATAGCTGTATATCTAAAATTAAGATTTTTAAAATTGTCGCTTGAATCTCGTACCTCTATAACGAATTGTGTACCTGTAATAGATGTAATTTTGAAATAATCTCCAGTTACAGCACCTTCTAAGGTTATTCCTACTGTTGGCAAAAATGCTGTTGATGAACCGCCAAGAGAACCAGTACCCGCAAAAAATGGATTAGTGAATGTAACAGTTTTGGCAGATGTTCCAGATGCAATAAGGCCATTTGTTGCATCAGTATTTCCAATACTTGTTTCTGTTCTTTGTTTTACACTTGCTTCATAACCAAGTTCAGTAACATTGATGTTTTGTGCTGGGTCATCAGATGTTAATTCAACCTTAAATTTAAAACCTCTTGCCGTATATTCTCCATTAGCAAAAGTATTAAATTGAGAAAAATTAGCTCCATAAGTGCATGAAGTTCCACTTGATATTGTTGCACTTGCACTTGCTGTAACTGTAAATGTATTTCCAGTTATTGTTTGAATTACATAATTACCATCTGCGGCACTTCCAGCAGTAAAGTCAATGACAACTTGATCTCCAACGGAATATCCATGTCCATTTTTTGTGATCGTAATAGTTGTCCCACTTTGTCCATATGTAGCCGCCGTTGATGTTGTCGTATCTAATTGAGTTGTTGCCACAAGTAATTTGGCACCAACATCTTCAGCTAAAGTTCCGTCAAATTCTGTCCATGTATCGATATTAGCCGTTCTTGAATCAATTAAATCATTCGGCAGCAAACCAGAGGTAACAAATCTCCTTTTTAAACTTAAATTAAAAACTGCACCAAGATCCACTTCATTTTGAAATTCATAACTACCGCTTGAATTTATTGGGCCGGCAAAATCAATATTTGATAGATCATCAATGTTTTGGGTAATTGAATCCCACAACAAAGTACCATCTAAAAGTAATCCGTCAAAATCTGAATCATAGAAAGTATTTGTTTTATTCCCTTGAAATGGCGGCGAATCTGTATCCTCTCTTTCTGTAAGAATTATTTGATTTGGTTGCGGGTCTGGTTGTGTAACGATTATTTTTGCAGCGTTATTTGATCTGCGTCCGCCATCATCGAGAAATTTTATACTGTAAGTTCCAGTTAAAGCAGGGACTAGTGTTTCGCTTATATTTCCAGAAAGTTTTGGAATTATTTCTGTTGAATTAGTGTATGTTGCAACAGCAGGGTCAACAGAGGGGGTATGCCTTACGGAAATTGAACCTCCATGGGTTACATCAACGTCCGTTGCAGGGTCAAATCGTAGTCGTACAAAGAGATCTGAAACAGGTTCGACTGTCAATCCTGTCGGATCTTCTGGAAGTGCTGTTTTACCTACAGCGTTAAAAGTTAAATTATTAGAAGTTGCTGAAAGTATTGCGTTTATGTTGTAACTATAAACTTCAAACTCATAAACTCCTAATTGACTATTCAATATTTCAAAATCAGGACTTGAAACCTTTGTTGAAATGAAATTACCGTTGTTATACCGATAATTTACTTGATATTCAATAACTCCCACTATAGGTTGCCAGCTAAGAACAATTTTAGAAACGGCTTGATTATTTATCGGAATGATAGTTTCAACTGCTGAAAGGTTAGATGGCGGCGGTTGTAATTGATTTAGTATAGAAACATTCCTTACAGGTAAAGTCGCACCATCTTCAATAAATGCGTATTTTGTATCAACATAAGATAACGCTGTAATCGTGTAATTTATGGAATCTGTTTCCTCAACTGTTATTACTCTAAATTTTTGAGATTCAACTGTAGAATTTTGTATTAAATAAATTGTGTTCGCGTTTGGGGTTTGTGAAAATGCAGCACTAACAGTAACAACGCCGTTTGTAATATCTGAAATATTTTTTGTTTCAATAGTGCCATCTGGCAAAATTAAAGATAAAGTCGGGCTGTTTGTCGTTGGTAAATCTGTATTTTCAGTGTCGTCAACAGTAACAACAGTTGTTGATGTAACGCTTTTTAGTCTTCCTGAACGCCTTACACCCGCGCGAACAGGATCATTGATCTCGATAACAGCGCCCGGTCTACACATCAAGCCGCCTTCCATTGATGTCGTAAATGTTACCAATTCAGACTCATTTGCCTCCGAGAATGCAATTGCCTTTGCCAGTCTTTGCGCTTGACCACGCGATGTACACGCAAAACCTTTTACCTGTTTTACAACGGTGCCAATTTTTGCTGATAAGGTAGTATTTTCAAAAACTTCGTAATCAATATCTTGCGAATCCATGTTGTAATAACTTACAGATATTACAGAATGTCTTTGTTTTAAACTTGAACCAGAATAATTGAACCCATCACTTGAAATATTGGCAAGTGAGAAAAGAAACGAGGAATCTTTGGGGGAATCTTGAGCAAGTAAAATACTGCCCGTTGACCAGATCGGCATACAACGCATCACGCCCGCCAGTTCATTAATTAAATCAAATGCAGAGCTAGAAGATTGAATATTTACGTTGGCTGAAAATCTGGCTTCCTGTCCGCCGAAGCCGTCATCAACAAGAGTATTTGCAAATTTTGATGCGGTTACAAAAGAAAATAAGTCAAGGTTTGCATCTGCAATATGTGTTCCAAATCCATATCTTTCAGTTGTCAAAAGGTCTAGTAAAATCATCGCGGGGCAACTTGTCCATACCGCCGAACCCATAACGCCGTTAAAAATATATCCGTCTGGATAGACAATACGGCCTGTTGCAGAATCGACAGTTGGTGTTCCTGAACTTGATGCACCTGCGCCCGGAATCCTTACTTTTATTCCACGGATGCGAAATTTTCGGCGTGGAATAGAACTGAACTGTTGAGAATCAAGCCTTATTGCGTTATATGCTGAGTTTGCATAAGTACTTGCATCGTCAATAATTTCTGCAAAACTTGAAAATTGAAAAGCGTCAACCAACGAAGAATCTTGAGCATCAATTGTCATCCTCTTAACTCTAATATCAACAGGAAAAGAACCTGTAATTGCTACTGAATAATCTTTTTGATATGCGTCAGCGGTTCGACCTGTGATCGTATCTTCGATTACATCCGTAAAACCGCCTGAATTATATTGAATAGCAATTTTTAATTCAACAGTTGAACCAAGAAGATCGCCTTCAGTTGTTGCTTTTTGTATTTGCGGAAATGTAATTGATACTTTTATACGATCAACATTTGTATTTGTAATTTGTCTTGTTACTGCTCCTGTATTAGCTCCTGATTCTGTGCCATCACTATTTGTTGCTGTGATTCCAACAGGTGTTATTGAAGAAGAACTTTCAATTCCATCAATTCTAGTCTGATTCGCAGTTCCAAAACGAGGTGTGAAAGTAACATTTTGAAAATTAAAATCAGTTTCTTGTGGAGAACTTGAAGAAGCTGTTGATTTTAAAACAGGGGTATCATTTAAAAAAACGTCTTTCAAATAAGCGTTAACATAAGCTGTTGAAGTACGGTCTGTTATACCCTCTTTTGAAGCGGTTGCAGAACCTTCAATCTCTCCTTCTGATATAAGATCAAGAAAAGTTGCAAATTGCTTGCTGTGAAGCGTATCAGGGGTTCTTGTTGGTTGTCTTGGGGGCGGCGGATTACCACCACCACCAGAACCGCGTATAATTTTTCTTTTATCGGTCATGCCTGAACTTGCTCCGTATCAATACCGCCAGAAATCACGACAGAGCCAGTGAAAATTTCCCCATATACAATTGGGACGGGCGTTCCGGCCCGGCTTGTTTGTTGCGTCCCTGAAAAGCTAAATGACAAACGTGGGTCTTGTTCACTTGAAAATTCAGGCATTTTTGGAACTGGAAACAGCATTTCACTTACACCACTCAAAACCAAACTCGCACCGATAAGACCAAGAGCCGCCGAACCATAAGCACCCGCCGCATATAAACCTGTTGCACCCATCAAACCACCTCCGCCAGCTAATCCCGCGCCTGAACCGCCTGCAAAAAGCCCTGCACCCATCGGCGTAAATGATAAACCTATCAAGGCCACTCCAAGTAACACCTTTCCGAAATTACCCCCCGAACCTGAAATAACAGGTACAAAAGAAATATCTGATTTACCAATAGGATTGTGAAGCTCGTCTTGACCAATTTCATCATTATTAGCAATAACTTTATAATACCTATTTGCCATATGACTTTCTAGTTGCGGAAAATTATTTATCAAAAAACTTACAGCCTGCGCGACATTAGAAACATTTATATCTTTAAATTCTTTATGACCGACTTGTTTTGCCAGTTCTCCATATAACTTAATTTTGCGAAGCATAACGCAACCTCATTCCTGTGCATTTTAACAACCAAGGGTTGTATGGCTCTCTACAAGATAGTCTATCTCTTAAATGATGTATTACATCGCCATCTACAAAAATCGCCACATGATTCAACCCGACAGCCCCGATAGACATTAATAAAGCATCGTTATTTTTTAATTTTTCATTCTTGTTTAATTCAACAAACCCTGCTTCTTTTGCGCATCTTTCAAACATTGGGTCAGTTTGAAATTGTTCGGGTGTTGTTGGTCTTTCCCAGTCTCTAAGTTCTATATTCAATTTTTCTTTATAGTATCTGCGAACAAGCGACCAACAATCAGAGACACCCCAAACCCAAGGCAAACCGATCATATCTGGTTTATATCCTATCGGGGCATATTCGCCCCACGTTTCAGTTTTAGGG